TAGGCGATTGACTGGAGAAAAGATAACAAAGGATGACGGGCATGGCAAGTTTCCATTGGTAGTGCAAATTTGCACTACCATGGCTTCAAAGCGGCAATATACATCCAATAAAATAGAGTCATGCAGAATAGATAACCGTAAAAAATAAGACCGAACGAAGTGAGGTCTTAGACAAACGAAGTTTGTCTTTAAATGGATATCCCTGATTTTGATAAATGAACAGTTACGGATAATGTTAGAAGAATGGTAACTGAGATTTCTTAGTTATCTCTAGGTTTTCTTCTATTATTTCACCTAAGGCATCACGTTCTTGAGGAGACATATTCAGTATGTCCTCATACGATACTCCTCCCCGCATGTACCAAGAAAACTTCAACGCACCTTTCTTGATATCATTACACTCTCTTTCCATACCTTCTAGCAGCTTCTTAATCTCGTCAGGTTCGAGATGAAGAAGCCTTAAGCGAAAAAATCTGCTAGGTTTAGTGCGATTTGTTGTTCATATTCATGTGAGCAATGTACACATTTCAATTTTTGTGGTTTAGCTGACGAATCTGCTCGTATTTTTACTATTTTTTCACGGATCAAATCGTGTGTACTTTTATCACAATTTCTTAGGAAATCAAGTATGAAATTATTTTCAGTTACTGATTCGTTTGGGGTGACGATAGCTTTGATAGAATTAGCTAGATATTCTATATTAAGATCAGTTAGTTTCTTCATTGTTTCACTAGATTTATTACTTCTTTCTGTAAAATCTTCAACAGTTTCTAGATTGGCTATTTCCCTTTGCATATTAAATTGAACTAGATTACCTGAATTGATTTGACGATATGATAATGGTTTGAATTGAATTTTCAACTCGCCTAAATCTAAATCTTCAAAAAATCCATTTGTTTGTATATTTGCTAATATATTCATCAAATCAACTACATAGTCTGAAATTTCTTCACATTTTTCACATGCTGATTGTATATCAAAATTACTTCCATGAGTTGCTGAACGTATAACGATCAATATCGCATCTAAATCTATGCTAGGAACTTCCCATGGATCTTTTATAGCAGGAACGCAGCTTTTGATTATGTCTACTGTGGCACTACCGTTAAACAATGCGTCTGGTGTCTTGCTAGTTATCTCATCGATAGCTGTCATGGGATATACTGGAAGTTCTCCGGTTTCTGGTATTTCTAATGCGTTATCAGGGTAAAACCTACCTTTGCTAGGTAAGGTGAAATGTAGTGCTGGTCTACGGAAATACTGTTTTAGTGGGTTGCTCATTAAAATTCTCCAAAAATTGTATTTTTTTGATGCTAAATACAAGTAAACTATTTATTAGTTAAAAACATGGGTAGAAATAAATGGCAGATGACTTAAGTGGCGTAAGTGCTGAATTGATAGAGACTCTACAGAGACTGAACTCCAGTTTCCGTGCTACTGGCGATGCTTTGGACGAAAGCACAGATACATCAAATCAGAATCAAAGGGCTCTAGCAGCCGAATTTGAGAAGTTAGGAATAACATTAAAAGGGGAAAATACCCTCTTAAATAACCACGCTGAAAGAATTAAACAACGAATAGAACTTGAAGCTGAAGTAAACGAAAAACTGAGGCAGTCTGGTCAAGTAAGACAAACCGCTTCTGATGCTGAGATAGAAGAATATAAGTTAACCCAAAAAAGAAACGTATTATACGAGCAAGAATTAGCCTCGCTTGGTAGGGTTATAAATGAAAATGGTAAAATAGTAAAATCTCAAGTTGAACTAGAAGGGGCGCAAAAAAGAACAATTGCTGGCATTAAAAAAGAAGAACAAGCTAGAAATGAGCAAGAGCAAGCACTAAAGCAGTTTAGTGATATGTTGTTTAAAGATTTACCAAAGCAAGGAGTAATGCTAGCGTTGAATCAGGCATTTGATACTTTTGCTGCCGGAGTCACTGGAGCATACAAAGCTACGATTGCATATGAAGATGCATTACTATCTGGTACAAGGGGTATGCGTGTAGATGCGGCAGCCACTGCTGCTAAGATGCAAGAAATGGCTAAGGTAACAGCTAAACTTGGTAGCAGTTTGAGTGGTATGGGAGATAATGCTATGGCAGCAGGAGTTAGCATGATGTTCTTAGGTGGACCAGTGACAATGCTAGCAGGAGCATTTATGATACTTCTAGGTCTATTTGGCAAATTTGCGGGTTTGCAAAAAGAACAAGAAGCTGCGATGCAAGAGCGCAATGCTGAGTTGGTAAAAAAGCAAGCAGAGATCAATGACAAAATAGCTGCAGGATTTACTAAATTAGGTGCTGCATCGATTGCCGGTGCTGATGGTATGTCCGGATTACTCGGTAGATTGAATGGCATGACCTTGGCGGTCACTGATCTGGAAAGTTATAGTAAAGTATTATCCGAGAATAAGCAAAATCTAGTAGGTCTGGGTGGGACAATGGTAGAAGGGGTGAAATCTTTTAGTATTGTAGCCGGTGATTTGATAAAATCAAGTTTAGGTAAAACTCTTGAGAATATGGGTATAGGTGTAGAAGAAATGATGGGTCATACTATTCAATTCATGGCTTATCAGAATAGACTTGGAATGAAAACGACAGGTGATGTATCAAAAGCTACAGGTGAGTATATCCTTGAATTAGATAGACTAGCAGCGATTACAGGTACTACACGTAAAGAACAAGAAGAGGCTAGGGAGACTATTCTCAAAGAACAAAAAGTACAAGCTGCTTTGATGATCGCAGAGCAAAATAATGATACAGAAGAAATAAAAAGATTAAGAGCAGTTATAGATACTGCTGCTATATTAAAATCTAAAGGTCTGACTAAAGAAGCTGCGGATTTTTCAATGAATCAAGCAATGAAAGGAACTATCACAGACGCCGGAACTGCTCGCATGGCGCAGGCTGCCGGTGGCAAGGGCGGCGCCACTGAGATGTTGAGAAACCGTGAATATGATCCAATCAAACTTGTAGAATCATTAGTCGGGAAAATGCGTGGAAATGAAAAGACATTAGCAGGAACCACCTTACTAACCGGCGGTACTCCATTAGGAACCGAAAATCTTTATGCACTGAATAATTTTGGAAAAAGTTTGGAAAAAGACAAGGCAGACTATGAAGCAGCAAAGAAAAAAGATCCAAATCTAGGATCATTCAATGAATTTTTAGATGCTCAAAGAAAAGTAACTGAAGGCTGGCGTCAAAATCAAGTAGAGAAAGAGAGAGCGCAAAGAGCAGAGCAGATAGCTAAAGAAAATGGAATATTAGCCGGACAACTGGATACCATGGCAAAAGCATTTCAAGCACCGGCAGATGGTATGATGGGCGCAGCATATAAAATGTTTGAAGCTGTTCAAAAATTTGCAGAAGCAGTTTTTGAATTTATGAAAAATCCTATAGATAACACTAAAGATTGGTTGTATGGTAAAGACAAATCACAAAGAGATGCAGAAGACCTAGTCAAGAAACAGAAAGAATTAAAAGATACTGAAGAAAGAATAAAAAGTCTTAAAGAGCTAACTGAAAATCCAGAAAAATTTAAAAAAGCGGCAGAAGAGAAATTTAAGTTAGCTGATGATGAACTTAAATTGAAGTACAAAATAGTACAAGATTTAAATGAAGAATTACGTTCAAACAAAGAAAAAGATCCAGAAAAACGAAAGCTATTAGTTGCAAAGGCAATTGCGGCACAAGAAGAAGAAAAATTAGCAAAAGAAAAATATAGAATTGCTAAACAGGCAATTGATGATACTAAAACAGGATTTTTTAGTAAAGATAAAAAGAAAGAATTAGAAGATTTACAAAAAAGTAAAGCAACGTTGATTGCTGACACCGCAAAATTAGAACAACAAGTTAAAACAAATCCACCATCAAAAACCGCTGCAGGGTTTGAAAATAAATCTGTTGGATCAAACGCCGCAATGGCAGGGGCAGGTAGCGGAGGCCGTGGCGGCGGTGCAGGCGTACCCGGCGGTGGCGGTGGTAGTGGATCCGGCGGTAGTGGTGCAGGCGGCGGTAATAAAAGTGGAAATTCTTACGAATTTGCTGCTGACAATGAAGGTGGCGCAGGCGCATTTCAACAAATCAACTCTAAATTACATGATGCGGTTATTGCAGCAGCAGATGAGTATTTTGCAAACACCGGAAAAAAATTAATAATCAATAGTTCTTTGAGGACTAAAGAACGTCAGCAAAAATTATGGGATGAATCAGTAGCACTAGGTACTCCGGGTAGAGGACCTAAAAATATGACTGTACACGACCCTAGTAAAGGCAAAAGTCCGCACGAAGAAGGACGTGCAGTAGATTTACAAAACTATAATGATCCGAAAGCAATAGCTGCATTAAGGAATGCCGGTGTATATCAGTCTGAAGGTATGAAAGATCCGGTGCATTTTCAACTTATGCGCGCCGCTAGCGGCGGAGTATTTAGTGGACCCAAAAGTGGTTATCCTGTGGAATTACATGGTAGGGAAGCTGTCGTTCCGCTGCCAAACTTTGGAGATAAAGTATCAGTTGAAAATGATCAATCTGCATCTAAAAGTTCACTGAGTAATGTCACAGAAGAAAGTTCATCAGGTAATGATTTTGCCATGATGATGGGTGATATATTTGCCATGATGGAAAATAAATTAGATGACATGATTGATAAATTGAACACAAGTAATAACTATTCCGACAAATTAGTCAAAGCTATGGTCTAATACTAAATACTAGATACTCTATCTAATATGTCATACAAAAAACGATTTACGAATAAAAGTGGTATTTCCAGCCCCATAGGTGGTGGAAATAGCAATACTGGTGCTTGGAACGGTAGCCCCGGACAAAACGGCTCTGAGACAGGTGGCTGGAATAATGCTGAAATGGGTTATAAAAACTACATGAGCAGACTTCCAGAAGTCTATACAGGTCATCCGAATCGTATTGAACGATACAATCAATATGAGATGATGGATGTAGATGCTGAGATCAATGCTTGTTTAGACATTCTAGCAGAGTTCAGTACACAGAAAAACGAACACAATGACACCCCATTCAATCTAGCTTTCAAACAAGATCCAACTCCCCATGAAGTAGAACTATTGAAAACTCAATTACAACAATGGTGTAAACTAAACGAATTCAGCACAAGAACATTCAAGATATTCCGTAATGTAGTTAAATATGGAGATCAAGTGTTTGTGCGTGATCCAGAAACATTCAAGTTATTCTGGATAGATATGACTAAGGTGATCAAAGTCATCGTCAATGAGAGTGAAGGTAAATTACCTGAACAGTATGTCATCAAAGATATCAACATAAACTTACAGAATCTTACAGTAGCTACTAAGACTAACACAGACTTTGCTGCTAACCCAGCGACTGGTATGGGAGGCACAGGTGGCGGCGGAGCAGGTGGTGGATACACAGTCCCTAGTATGCCCTACAATACAACCGGTAGCCGTTTCACATTAGGACAGAGTGAAAGTGCGATTGATTCTAAACACATCGTTCACTTGAGTCTGACTGAAGGACTAGATAAATTCTGGCCGTTCGGTCAAAGTATCTTAGAGAACATTTTCAAAGTCTACAAGCAAAAAGAATTACTAGAAGATGCGGTACTAATCTATCGTGTGCAACGTGCTCCGGAACGTAGAATGTTTAAGATTGACGTTGGTAACATGCCTAGTCATTTGGCTATGGCTTTCGTTGAGCGCATCAAGAATGAGATACATCAGAGGCGTATCCCTAGCACCCACGGTGGTTCAGCGATAGTTGATGCTACATACAATCCATTGAGTATGAACGAAGATTACTTCTTCCCGGTCACAGCAGACGGTCGTGGAAGTAGTGTTGAAGTATTACCCGGTGGACAGAATCTGGGTGAGATTGATGACTTGAAATATTTCAACAATAGATTGGCACGTGGACTACGTGTTCCAAGTAGTTACTTACCAACTGGCCCTGATGACAATACA